CCTACAAGGCCGCGACGGGCGGATTCATCACCCGCACCGCCGAGATCGAGTGCCTCGACGCCACGGCCGTCATGACCTCGCTTGCGTCGGCCGGCACGGGCTACATCGTGACGAACGTCTCCGAGAATCGGCCGCTCGACGGGGCGGTGACGTTCACGCTCACCGCCAAAAAGACCTCCTGACATGCGGAGGCACGGATGGCGATCTCACTCGGGCGTAACGCCGGTCTGACGTGGGACGGCGTGGCCGTACCCGGCGTCCGTGATGTCACCGTGAGCTACGCCGCGGTGACCCGTGAGTTCCAGCCGTTCGGCAGCCGGACGATCGTGTCGTACCACACGGGGTACAGCGTCTCGCTGACCGTCGAAACAATCGACGACGCCGCGGCATCGACCGCCGTCGCGGCGAGCCTCGCCGGCACGGAGATCGCAGTCGTGGCCGGCGGGCACACGTTTACGGCGGTCGTCGTGAGCGTCTCGGATGCGCAACCGCTCGACGACGTGCGGGCGTACGCGATTCAGATGCAGAAGACCACCGCAGGGCTCCGATCATGAGAGAGTTTCGGGACGATCAGGGCCGACCGTGGCACGTGTCGCTGACCGTGTCGTCGGCGGCGAGAGTCAAGGATCTCGTCCGCGTCGTGCCGCCGCCGAAGTCGGCCGACGAGCCGGCTCCGACCGAGCCGGTGCCGTTCGACCTGATCGACGCCGGCGACATCGCCCGCACGTTTCAGATTCTGCGAAGCAACTTCTCGGCCCTCGGCGAGACGCTCTACGCCTTGCTCCTGCCGGCGGTCGAGAAGGCCGGGCTCTCGAAGGACGAGTTCCTCGACGGGCTCCGCGGCGAGTCGCTCGAGCACGGAGGGGTAGCGGTCGAGGAGGAGCTTGTCGGTTTTTTCCCCCCTCGCCTTCGCGGCGTGGTGACTTCGCTCGCGGCTCGGATGACCGAGCTGGCGGAGGAGGTGACCCGGCAAGCGGAGGCGGCGCTGCGGACACCTGGGCCGTCGTCTGGGAGTGTGCCGGCATCCTCGGCGTCCACCCCGGAGAGTGGACCGTCCGGCAACTGATGGCGGCCCGTGATGCACGCCTTGAATCCGACTGGTGGCACACGGCACAGCAGATGGCGCAGTTCTTCAACGCCCACCGGGGGCAAGGGAAACCGCCGATGGAAGCCGCGAAGTTCAACCCGTTTGCGACGCAGCGACCGACACCGAAGAGAGAGCCGACACAGGCCGACCTCGAAGCTTTGTTTGGACCCGCGGGAGGGTAGTCCATGTCAGCATCAGCAGTCCGCGGCGGCCAGGTCTACGTCGAGATCGGGGCGAACCCGTCGAAGCTCATGTCGGCGCTCACGACGATCAACACGAAGATCGCCGATGTCGGCATGACGCTGGAGACGGCCGGGCTCGGCATGGCGGCCATCGGTGCGGCGATCGCCGGGCCGATCATGGCGGTTGGCGGCGCGTTCGTCGAACGCACGGCCGAGATGGAGCAGATGAATCGGGCGCTGAAGGACATCGGCAACGCTGTCGGCGAGGCGGTGGCTCCGGCGTTCGTCGGGATCGCCAACGTGGTGGCCGGTGCGGCGAAGGCGGTCGCGAACTTCGTCCGGCAGAATCAGCAGCTCATCCGCCTGGCGGTGGCGGTCGGCGGGTATTTCACCGTGTGGGGGACGGCGACCTACGCTCTTGGCTTCGCCATGACAACGCTCTCCCGTGGGATTGCGATGTCGGTCGGGCCGATCGGGGCGTTTGTGGCGTCGATGAAGTCCGGGGCGATCGCTGTGGCGGCGTTTGCCACGAGCGGGCCGGTTCTCGCGGCCGTGGCGGTGTTCGCCGGCATTGCGGCCGGTGCCGCCTACGCCGGCGTCGATCTGCGGAAGCTCGCCGGGACGATCGGCGGAGCGTTTGCGAACCCGATCGCCAATCTCAAGGCGGTCTTCGGCGATCTCATCGGCACCGTGAATCTCACGGTCGAGGGCATGTACCGGGCGATCGCGGCCGGCGATTTGCGGGGCGCGGTCACCGTCTTGTGGGCCGGCTGGCAGGCGGCATGGGCTCGCGGCCAACAGGCGATCATGAACGTCATGGACCCGTGGATCGAAGCGGTTCAAAACGTGCTCTCAGACCTTGGTATCGGGCTGGCCGCGGCGTGGGATCAAATGTGGGTGGACATCGCCACGAGCGAGTGGGGCGGCTACATCCTCGGCGCGATGGACAATGTCTTGAATGGGATGATGGCCTATTGGGACAACACCACGGGACTGATCCAAAAGGGATGGACCGAGATGTGGCGGCGGATTGGCCGCATCTCCGACGAGCAGGCCGCGGCTGAGTTCGCCCGCATCGACGCCGCCAACGCTGCCAACGCTGCGCAACGGGACCGCGAGCGGCCAGGGTTTGCCGGCCGCGTCGGTCTGACGGAAGAGCAGAAGCAGAAGATGCAGCAGGAGAGCCGCGACAGGCAGGACGCCATGTTCGCAGAGGCCGAGCGGCTCCGTAAGGAGCGAGCCGACCGAACACGGCGAAACGTCGGCGAGCGGGCACAAGCGGTGGCCGACGCCAATTTTGCCCTTCAAGCACAGGTCAACCGGTTCCCCGTGCCGCAAGCGGTCGGCATGGCCGGAGCGACCAAGACCGAGGCGGCCGGCACGTTCTCGGCGTTCGGCCTCGGGCAGCTCGGCAGTGGAAACATCGACAAACAGCAGCTCGAGGAGCTGAAGCGAATCCGCGAGGAGCTGCAACGTCAGGCCCGCATGGGCGGCATCGGACCGTGAGGAGGACCGCGTGGCAATCACTTGGGTCGAGGATTCGACAAGCCGTTCATCCACGATCTACCGGCTCGGCCGGCGGGATGCGAGCACCCGCGTCCGTGTGTGGAACGTAATCGGCACGACCGACGAAGACGCTCTACACGCCGATATCAACGCCAAGGTCTCGTCGCTCTACGCCTATTGGACGTACCCCGGACAGCCGCAGGTGAAGCTCCGGGCCGAGAACTACTCCGTTGCCTACCAGGGCGACGACGCATGGACGGTCACCGTCAGCTACGAGAAGGTTGGAGCGGACGATCCGACGCAGACGGGGCCGCTGAAGCGTGTCCGGTCGTTCGACACGACCGGCGGCACGCAGACCGTCAAGCAATCCCGCGGCGGCGGAGCCGGTGAGCGGGTGTACGGTCCGGCGGGAGAGTTGGCCGGCCAGAACAAGCCGACGATGTACGGGGCGATCAACGTCGACGACCGCGGCATCAGCGGCGTCGACATCGTGGTCCCGCAGCTCACGTGGACCGAGTCGTACGAGGTACCTTCGAGCTACGTCACGACCGCCTACATCCGCACGGTCCACCTTCTTACCGGCTCGGTCAACGCCGATCCGTTCCGCGGGTTCCGCAAGAACGAGGTGTTGTTTCTCGGCATGACAGGATCGCAGGAGTGGGACGCCCAAAAAGGCGACGGGCCGTTCTCGCTGTCCTATCGGTTCTCGGCGACGCCGAACCGGGGCAACGAAGCGTTCGGCGGATTGCCGCCCGAAAGCATCGGAGACATCACGGCGTACAACAAGTACGGCCATGACTTCTTGTGGGTGAAATACGCCACCGAGGACGACCAGAACAACAACATCGTCATCCCGAAGCCGCTGTTCGTGTACGTCAACAAGGTCTACCCGGACGGCGACTTCTCGAAGATTGGGATTGGTGTTGCATGAGCAACGGTCGCGTAACGCCGGGGCCGATAAAGGGGCAGCTCTCCGCCCGTGCGTTAAACCGCGCCCAGGAGGCGGCCGACATCGTGCTCGGGCAGCGTCCGAACGGCGCTACCGACGGGCCGGGGTTCGGCCCGGTGCCGTACACGCCGATCTTGGCGAAGAACAACACGACCGGCGCGGTTCGCCGCTGGGGCGTGCTCTCAGTGGCCGGCGTCGTGTTCACGCCGAGCGGAGCCACCGGCAACGCCACGCAGCAATTTCAGGATCAGCCGGTGCTGTCCGGTGGCCTGCCGACCGGCGGCTCGGCGTTCGTGGTGGCGGTCGAGCCGATCGCGGCCGGCAAGATCGGCAGGGTGGCGGTGGCGGGTGTGGTGCAGGCCAAGGTTGACATCGTCAGCCACTCACACACCCACGTGAAAGCGAAAAACGGCGACCTCA